CGAGCTTATCAAAGTAATGGATAAGAAAATGGACTTACAAGAAGTAGATCCTGAAAAAGTTAAAATCTCAGCTTCAGCCTATAGATTGGCTATGGAAGACGCTATGGCTATGATGGCTAAAGTAGAAGAGCTCGAATCATTAGATAAAGAAGATACAAAAAAGAAACAAGAGTTTTTTGGCGTGGAGGGCCGTGCTAAATAATGTATCAACAAACACTATATGCTATACACACGGATCATCTTAATCGCAAAGATGTGAAGAGTAATAACAGGTATAAGAAGTTTAAGTACGGTTATAATTTAGATTTAGATTGTGTTGTTATAAGCAAAGACGGAACGCTGGGTGAAATATACGAAATACAAGGTTTACGTATTGGATTACCAAAAGCACCAAAAGAAATTGCTGGACAAGAATTAAATAAAGAAGACCAAGTTTTTATTAAAACTCAAAGGCCTGCATCTTTAAATAAAATTAAAACAATCTATGATTTTAAGTTACTGCCAGAAGATATTAAAGAACAGTACTACGAATATATTGAAACTGAGTTTACTCGTCGCAATGATGGCTATTGGTTCATGCGGAACGGTGAACCGTGCTACCTTACGGGTGCACAATATATCTATCTCAACTGGACAAAGATTGACGTGGGATCACCAGATTTTAGAGAAGCAAATAGAATCTTCTATTATTTCTGGGAGGCGTGCATGGCTGATTCAAGAAGCTATGGAATGTGCTACCTTAAAAACAGACGATCTGGTTTTTCCTTTATGGCAAGTTCAGAAACGGTTAACAGAGCTACAATTTCAAGAGACTCAAGGTTTGGTATATTATCAAAGTCCGGTGGCGATGCTAAAAAAATGTTTACAGACAAAGTTGTACCAATCTCGGCAAACTATCCCTTTTTCTTTAAACCAATACAAGACGGGATGGAACGACCAAAGACAGAATTATCTTATAAGGTACCTTCAAGAAGACTTACAAGAAAGTCTATTACTGAAACAACCGAAGATGAACAGAAAGGGCTTGATACAACAATAGATTGGAAAAACACAGGTGATAACTCATATGATGGTGAAAAACTACAATTATTAGTTCATGACGAATCTGGTAAATGGGAAAAACCTGACAATATATTAAATAACTGGCGTGTAACTAAAACGTGTTTAAGACTAGGAGCTAAAGTTGTTGGCAAGTGTTTAATGGGATCAACATCTAATTCATTAGATAAAGGAGGTAGTAATTTTAAAAAACTATATGATGACTCAAACCTTGCAAGAACTAAGAGAAACCGCAATGGGCAGACTGCTAGTGGATTATACGCTTTGTTCATTCCTATGGAATGGAATTACGAAGGATTCATCGACAAATATGGTTTTCCTGTCTTTGATACTCCAGAAAAGCCAGTCGAAGGAATTGACGGGGAGCTTATCTACATTGGAGTTATCGAGCATTGGGAGAATGAAGCAGATGGGCTTAAAGGAAACTCTGATGCCTTAAATGAATTTTATAGACAGTTTCCAAGAACAGAGCAACACGCTTTTAGAGACGAAGCAAAAGATTCTATATTTAATCTTACAAAAATATATCAACAAATAGATTTTAATGAAGAAATGGTTATGTCGGGTTATGTAACCCGGGGATCATTTCAATGGCAAAACGGAGTAAAAGATACCAAGGTTGAATGGCATCCTCATAAAGATGGTAGATTTAAATTATCTTGGATACCTCCCGTTGAAATGCAAAATAATATTATTGTAGAAAATGGAATTAAACACCCAGGAAATAAAGACCTAGGTGCATTCGGCTGTGATAGTTATGATATATCTGGAACAGTTGATGGAGGCGGCTCAAACGGCGCTTTACACGGATTAACAACTTTTTCATTACACCCTGATGTTCCACCATCACAATTTATATTAGAATATGTTGCAAGACCACAAACGGCTGAAATATTTTTTGAAGATGTGCTTATGGCCATTGTATTCTATGGTATGCCACTTCTGGCAGAGAATAACAAGCCACGGCTACTGTATCACCTTAAACGTAGAGGATATAGAGGATTTTCAATGAACCGGCCCGACAGAACTAGAAATAAACTATCTGTAACCGAAAGAGAACTAGGTGGAATACCAAACTCATCTGAAGATATAAAACAAGCTCACGCGGCTGCAATTGAATCTTATATAGAACACAATGTTGGTATGAAAGAAAACGGTGAGCACGGTACAATGTATTTTCAAAGAACATTAGAAGATTGGGCTAAATTTAATATTAACGCCCGAACAAAATACGATGCCTCAATTAGTAGTGGTTTAGCTATAATGGCTTGTCAAAGACATTTATATGCACCACGTACAATGAGACAAACAAAAAAAATAGACTTTGGATTTTCAAAGTATAATAATACAGGATCAAAAAGTAAATTAATACAATAAAAATGGCAGAAGCTACAGGATATGTAACCCAATTTCCCAGCCAATCGGTTAGTGACTCAGTAAAAGCGAGTGAAGATTACGGAATGGAAGTGGCCTTGGGTATTCAAAACGAATGGTTTAGAAAAAATTCTGGTACAGGAAGATATATTCAAAACCAACGTGACTTTCATAAACTGCGTTTATATGCTCGCGGTGAACAATCTGTTCAAAAATATAAAGATGAGTTTTCGGTTAACGGAGATTTATCTTACTTGAATTTAGATTGGAAACCCGTTCCTATTATTCCAAAGTTTGTAGATATTGTAGTAAACGGAATGCAAGACCGTTTATTTACAGTTAAAGCATTTGCTCAAGACCCAACAGCAGTTCAGCAAAGAACAAATTTTGTTGAAATGATGCTTGAAGACATGAACACTCAAGAGCTAGCTGATCAAATTGAAGAGTCACTAGGAGTTAATGTTAGAAACGTTGATCCTTCTGATTTACCGAGAAGTACAGAAGAACTTGAGCTTTATATGCAGCTTGAATATAAACAAAGTGCTGAAATAGCAGCAGAACAAGCGGTAGAAAACGTTTTTAAAAATAATGAGTATCCTGAAATAAAAAAGAGATTAGATTACGATCAAACAGTATTGGGAATTACAGCTGTAAAACATACTTTTAATAATACAGATGGAGTTAAACTAGAATATGTTGATCCGGCTAATCTTATATATTCATATACTGAAGACCCTAATTTTCAAGATTGTTATTACTTTGGTGAAATAAAACAAATAAAATCAAACGAGCTTAAAAAGCAATTTCCAGAATTATCAGATGAAGAATTTAATCAAGCTGTAGAAAAATCATCGAATTATAATAATTACGATTATACAAATAATGATTCTAATGATGCAGTAGATTCTAACACATTAACGGTTCTTTATTTTAATTGGAAAACATGGGAACAAAGTGTTTATAAAATTAAAGAAACAGCAACAGGAGCTAAAAAAGCAATCAAAAAAGACGATAATTTTAATCCACCTAAAGACCAAAGAGCTCGCTTTGAAAGAGTGGCGCAAGCTCAAGAAGTAATATACGAAGGTGTTATGGTTCTTGGAGCTAATAAGTTGTTAAAGTGGAAAAAAGCAACTAATATGGTTCGACCTGATTCAAATATGAATAAGGTTATGATGAATTATATTGTTAGTGCACCAAGAATGTACAAAGGCAAAATTGAAAGCTTGGTATCAAGAATGGTAACATATGCTGATCTTATACAATTAACGCATTTAAAGCTACAACAAGTAATTCAAAGAATGACACCATCCGGTGTTTACGTTGATGCTGACGGTTTAGCTGAAATTGATTTAGGCAACGGAACAAGCTATAATCCACAAGAAGCATTAAATTTATATTTCCAAACGGGATCTATTATTGGTAGATCAATGACCGTTGACGGGGAAATGAATGCTGGTAAAATACCAATTCAAGAACTACCAGGCGGCGGTGGTAATCAAGCGCAGCTTTTAATACAGTCTTATAATTATTATTTACAAATGATTAGAGACGTAACAGGGCTAAATGAGGCAAGAGACGGCACTGACCCAGACCCTAACGCTTTGGTTGGAGTGCAAAAATTAGCTGCTGCTAATTCAAATACAGCAACAAGGCATATACTAAATAGCTCTTTATATGTAACGACTAAACTAGCGGAGGCTATATGTGTTAGAGTTAAAGACATAATTGAATTTCATCCCATGCGCGATGCCTTAGTAAAAGCTATTGGTAGATTTAGCGTTGGTGCTTTACAAGAACTTTCAAATATGTATTTGCATGAATACGGTATATTTGTTGAACTTGATCCTGATGAAGATGAAAAGCAACTTGTTGAAAACAATATACAAACAGCATTATCAAGAGACCAAATAAGTCTTGAAGATGTTATTGATATTAGACAAGTAAAGAACATTAAATTAGCAAATCAGCTTTTAAAATATAGAAAAGCTAAAAAAGTTGAATTAGATCAAATAAAGGCAGAAAGAAATATAGCGGCTCAATCGCAGGCTAATGCTCGAGCTGCAGAAGCTGCGGAAATGGCTAAAGCGCAAGCCGAGACAATAAAAGCTGAATCTAAAATTAAAGTAGTTCAAGCTCAAACAGAGTTTGAAACTAAAAAATTAATGACAGAAGCTGATGTTAAGAAAAACTTAATGCAATATGAATTTGAACTTAATTTAAAGCTTAAGGAAATGGAGCTAAATAATAAAA